TTATACGATGCAGTTTTAAATAAACCTAGTGGTAAATATGGTAAAAAATATGAAGTGCCAGAAGAACTTGCAGGTTTTATTGGTCTTCGTGGTGTAAAAGTAGATTTAGATCAAGGTATTAAATCTAAAATAGCTAAATTTCAAAACAAAACTTTTAATGATAGAAAATTATTAACTGTTGAAACTATTCGAGGTGCACCAGTAACAGAAAATGATATTATTAGAGCTTACATTAAAGCTAACAAAGCTAGATATCAATCACTATCAGAATTAAAAAGAGTGGTGGATGCTGCTAATGTTTTAAGATATGATAAGGGTAAATTATTTACCACATTTGATAAAAAAAATTTAAGAAAAACATATAATTTTATTCAAGCTAATCAATATCAACCATTAAAAATAACACGAGGTTTTAAAGAAAGACAAAGAGAAGTAGCTGAAGAGCTACAAAAAAATTTTGAAACACAAGGTTTTCGCTCTCCTGTAAATAGAAGGGCTCTTAGACAAATTGCTAGGATACAAAGAAAATTAAGTAGATTAAAACTTAATAAAAATTTTGATAAAGAAATAAACGTGAAAGATTATTTAATACCTGAACCAGGTGAACAAAGTTCTTTGCCTACACAAGCTCCGCAAACACCACAACCAAATCCAGCTGTGGTTACACCACCTGTGCAACCGGCAGCCGTGGCACAAACTGGCTTGACACCAACTGAAGAGGCTTTATTATCACCATCAGAAAAAGCAATTAGATTACGTCAAAGGGGATTAGGATAATGGCAAAAGAACCAAAAACAACGGGTGAACACATTATAGCTTTGTATGGCTATATTACAGGATTAAAACGTGAGGTCAGTTCTATTAAGAACAATCATCTCAAACACATGCATCAAGATATTGACAAAATCCATGGCAAGGTAGATAGATTGCTCTACTGGTTGCTTGGAGGTCTAGGAATGCTACTTTTGTCTCTTTTCACTATTTTTTACAAATAAAAAGCCATTTAAATAGCCGTAGAGGCCCCTCTTTTACTTTTTAGGATACCTGGGTACCCCTAAAATTAAGACGCTGAATTAATAAACATTACAGCTAAAATAGCTATAGTAAGTGCTAACATGACCATCATATCCACTCTTTAAGCTCCTCTCCCATTATCTCTGTTGCAATATTAACTTTTCTACGAAGTGCTTTTACAATTCTTTCATCAACTGTCTTTTCACAAATAATATCAATATAAGTCATGTTTTTAGTTTGACCAATACGATCTATTCTAGCTTCAGACTGTTGACGTTTTTCTAAATCATATCCGTTAGAATAATAAATCATAGTTGATGCACCCGTCAGTGTAATACCAAAGCCAGCTGTTTGTGGTGTGCCTACAATAAACCTAACTTTACTATTTGGATTTTGTATTTCACGTATTGCTTTCTGTCTGTCTTCATCAGAAGTATTACCATAGTATGTAACAACAGAGTTATCCCCATACTCTTTTTTTAAATGTTCTACGATTGTTTTTATGTCGTACCTCCAATGTGCCCATATTACAACTTTTCCACTAATCTCATCTAAGATGTTAGTAAGTTCCTTAATACGATTATTTTTTACTATCTGTATCTCACCATCATCAGAAGTAAAATGACCTGATGTGATTTGTTGAAGTCTCATGAGTTGAGTCACAACATTTTTAGTTGTTAACATCTTACCATTTAACGTGGCTAACGCTTGTTGTTTCATTTGTTTGTAAATTTTATCTTGTTCGTCGGTAAGTTGAACAATACGTTTCATGTATGTTTTATCTGGTAAATCTAAACAATCATCTTTTAAACAACGATAAGAAAAAGGTTTTATCTTTTCTGTTAGTTCAGACAAGTTTCTGTATCCAACAACTATTTGCACAGATCTACCGTTAAAATTTGCTGTTCTCATCATGGCGTATCGAACTCTAAAACTGTAGTAAGATTGCTCACCCAATAACCAAGGATCAAGGAACTTGCATTGTGTATACAAATCTAACGGTGATTTAGTTACAGGTGACCCTGTTAATATTCTTCTATACTTACTTAAATCTGACAAAGTTAAAATGTTTTTTGTTCTTTTAGCACTAGGATTTTTTATAGTGGTAGATTCATCAATAGCTGTCAAAGCTTTGTGACAAGATAAAAATTTTTTTGCAAAATCAATGCCTTTTTTAGTGGACAAAGCCTCTACATTCATAATCAAGACATGTAAATCTTCGCCTGTTTCAAACAGTGTGCTTAATTTTTTTTGTTGTTTTTCGTTAATTAACGACTGCCAAACCACTACTTTCTTATCTATGTGGTCCACCATATGTGTAGGTATCTCTGAGTCTGCCCAGTTTTTATAAACACCTTTTGGTGCCACAATTAGAACACCATTGATTTTACCAGCGTCATACAACATAGATACATTATCTATTAGAACCTTTGATTTACCTGTACCCATCTCCATAAAATAGGCAAAAACCTCTTTATTGTGAGATATTTCTAACGCTTTCAACTGATGCGCAAATGGCTTCGTCTTAAACTTGTAATTCATAATTTTTAATTTTTCTTTCTATTGACATATTATATAGGATAAACTAAATCTATTGTCAAGAAAGTTATGAATAAAAATTTTGTATACGTTTTACAGGATATACCAGGAACAAGAGATGGCCGTCCTAAAATTAACATTATAGGAGCATCTGAGTTTGGTACGTTAAAGGTTTTATTACCAGAGACGTCACAAATTATTTTATCACCTGGTCCACTGGTTTTTAAACTACGTAAAATGCTACGTGATTATAAACCAGAAGATTATTTATTACTAACTGGAGACCCTGCAATTATAGGTGTTGCATGTTCTGTTGTATCGGACATTACAAATGGCAAATACAACTTACTAAAATGGGATAAACAAGAAAGAAGATATTATCCTATTTCAATTAATCTTTACGAGAAAGGAGAAATAGATGATTGATTTTGAAAAAGATAAACAAGAAAGTCTAACAAGTATTGATGATGGTAAAGCACTATCATCACAAGTAGTAAAATTAAAAAACTTGGAGGATCAAATAAAAGATACAGAGGATTATTTAAAAAAATTAAAATCTGAAATGAATTACATCTCAGGAGAAGTCATACCAAATATGATGCAAGAGATGAATTTAAAAACAATGAAATTAGCAGACGGATCAGCAATAGAAGTTAAACCCGTCTACGGTGCCTCAATAACAGAAGCAAAAAAAGAGGAGGCATTTAAATGGCTTCGAGATAACGACTTAGGTAACATCATCAAGAATGAAGTGACCGTTTCCTTTGGTCGTAACGAAGATAACAAGGCGAGCGATTACGCAAGCCTTGCCAAGGAGCGTGGGTTCGAACCGGTTCAAAAACTAAAAGTTGAACCCATGACTCTGAAAGCTTTAGTTCGTGAGCGTATCGAAAAAGGTGATGATATGCCTACAGAACTATTTAACGTGTTCGCAGGAAACCGAACCAAACTAACGAGGAAATAAGAACGATGAGCAAAGAACAAGCAATGACAGAAAAGAAAAACAATGCTTTGGCTACAACTACATTTGAAGCTGATGCAGGAAAAGGTGTTGGTGATTTATCTCAAGAAGATTTAGCGCTACCCTTTTTAAAAGTATTGGGACAATTGTCCCCAGAAGTAAACAAGAGAGAAGGTAAGTATGTTGAAGGTGCAGAACCTGGCATGATTATCAATACAGTAACTTCTGAATTATATGATGGAGAAAAAGGGATAACTGTTATTCCATGTCACTATAAGTTAGAGTACATAGAATGGAACGACAGAGGAACTGGGCCAACGGCACCAGTTGCAATACACCCATCATCTAGTGATATCCTATCACAAACAACAAGAGGAGCTGATTACAAAGATAGATTACCAAGTGGTACCTATGTTGAAAAAACAGCAAACCATTTTGTTATTATTTGTGAGGGTAGTACACCATCAACAGCGTTGATCGCAATGAAATCAACACAACTTAAAATTAGTAGAAAATGGAATACCATGATTAACCAGATATTATTAAAAGGTAAAAATGGTATGTTCAAGCCGCCAGCTTTTAGCCACATTTACAAGTTAAGAACTGTGCAGCAATCTAATGATAAAGGCACTTGGTTTGGATGGGAAGTTAGCAAAGTTGGTCCAGTACAGGACGAACAACTTTACTCTCAAGCGAGAGCTTTCAATCAAAGTGTTTCAAAGGGTGATGTTCAGGTTAAGCATGGTGATGCTCCAGAACAAACTAAATCAATACTTTAAATCACAAAACTGTGGGCAGTTAACACTGCCCACACAGAAAGTAAAAGATGGAAAGCAAATTTATAGAAATATTTGCAGGTCTTAAACGTAATTATGGATATTGTAACATTAAAAATGGTTTCAAAGATCCTGACACTGGTAAAATAAAATTTAAACCAGGAGACTACGGTTGGTCACAAAATGCAATATCAGATAAAGATTACATCGATCATTTACAAGGCAGGAAGTCTATTGGTATTCAACCATGTGATGACAATGGCATGGCACAGTTTGGTGCAATAGATATAGATCCAGATTATAAAAATTTTAATTTAAGAAAATATTTAAAAACTATTGTTGAAAAAAAATTACCAATCATACCTGTAAAATCAAAAAGTGGTGGTTTACATTTATATGTTTTCTTAAAAGAAAAAACTAAAGCTACAGTTATTAGAAATTTTTTAGACAAACTTTTATTTATTTTAGAGTTAGAATCTAATACAGAAATATTTCCAAAACAAACAGAATTAGGACAAACAGAAGATGGCATACCTATCAATGGTAATTTTATAAATCTTCCGTACTATAACAAAACAGAAAGAGTAGCAGTTAATCCACATGATGGAGTAGAGTTTACGTTAGAACAATTTTTAAAAGTTGTAGATGCAAACATAAAAACAGCAAGTGAGCTAGAAGAATTTGCAAACTCGCTGGTTAGAGATGAACTAACAGGTGGGGCAGAAGAGTTTATAGATGGTCCACCTTGTTTGCAAGCGTTAACTAAAAATAAATTAAGTGACGGTAGAGATCGTTTTCTATATAATTATATGGTTTTTGCGAAAAAAAAATATGCAGACGACTGGGAAAAACAAGTCATACTAGCTGCTAGAAATTATTTTGTATACTCAC